TCCAAATGCTGCTATCAGCGCTGCTATTCCAAAACATAAAGCTGCGATAATTGCCGCGTTTGCTAGTTTGTTACCTACTTTATCAGCACCTTGTTCGCTCATTTAACTCTTCCAAAGGTATACACATACAATTGCAGTCAATAAAAGTGCAACAAATCTCCATGCTTTCATTTCGTTGATCTCCGTTAGACACCAATTAATTAATTTGATAAAATCTTCCATACAGATTTACTTTCCTCTTGCTTTCTCGGTTGGCGGAAATAAAAACCCCGATAGCGACCAACTATCGGGGTTTTGCTTTTAAAGTTCATTATTCACTTTTTCATTTCAATCAGAAATGCGATCAACTTGTATATAACTCACATACAAACTACTTTGATTTACGCTCACGCTCTTCATTGATCAAATATTCATTGTCGGCAACAACATCCAAAGCATCATTCATCAATGCAATATCAGCTAAATCGACTTTGCCATTTTTTAAGGATTCAAATTTACACATACCCTTGATGACTGGCCGCATCAGCCAGTCTTCTTCACCAGGTAAGCTTTTATAATTTATGTGGACTGTGTTTGAATGCTCGATGCCTTCATAAGCAGCCCTTGAATAAAATTTGCCATACTGACTCGTATCACGGCGATGACAAGCGGCAAGATTTGCCCCATATCCAGATCATCAAACATGATTGACTGACCACGACATACAACAGCAGATCCGCGTTTAGTGACTGCTAGACATTTGTGAATAATATAATTCACATCATCTTCAGGCATTTTAGCGAATGCCTCCATAAACGGTTCGAGTGCTTGAGCAAGCGGTTGAAGACCACTTAAATCATTATTCTGATTCTCTTTAGCCTCATCGACATCCAAAGATTCAATAACCTTTGCAAGATCGCCTTTAGCTACTTCTGTGATGATTGGCATGAGTGTAGGGATGATCGGGGCTATTTTTCGGGATACATGAAACTGATCGAGCGCATTTAAGCGCCCGATCGAATACTCATGATCACCAATTAAGATGATTTCATTCATTTCAAATTAAACCTTATTCATAAGTGCCATATTTCATATCGACTTTAATAGAGTCAAACACCCACTCAACCATTGCACCATCTTTCGCATTGGTATAATCGGGTACTTTTTTGAACGCACATTTAGATGCCGTGTGGTTATCACCTGATCCAGAATGGTTTAAGGTGATAGTATTTTTACCCCATTTACGCGTAACGCCTTTTTGAGCGTTATAAATGTTCATCAACTTGGCATTTATAGATGAGGTTTTAAGGGCACGAATCGTAACTTGTCCAGAGTTATCAGCATGCAAAGAATGCATGCCCTCACCATCTGCACCAATCGTCATGGTGTTTTTGTCACCTGCCATGGCAAAGGTAATGCCTTCCTCGGCAATACCTGCGCCATAACCAAGATCGATGACACCATCATCGCTCGTTAAAGAGCATTGGGTGTCCATAAAGCTGTAAGTAGACATAACTGCTCCTTAACGGTTTACTGATACAACAACATCAGCAAAGTGGACTGCACCTGCTAATTTTGCTGCAATTTGAAAGACTGGGGCTTTACGTGCTTCACGTTCAGACTGAGCTTGATCATCTAGGCTATTGGCATACACATAAAAGCCTTTAGGTAAATAATCACCTGTGTTTAAAGCCCCGAAGCTGTCACCATTCCACTGTCCTTCACCAAGCAGCCCATTAGCCATACCTTGTTCGCAAGCGCGCTCAAGAACACCACATTGACGATTCACACCAGCTGCAGTTTGAGGGATTTTGGTGGTGCTTGTGTAGTACAGATTCCAAAGTGAATTTTCTAAATGATTTTGAAGCCAATCCAACCCGTGAATTTCATCAATAAATGACCCATCACACATCACGCCCTCTTGCAAGATTGCAGTGTCATTATTGTATGAAGCAAATACATTACAATGCTTGGCAGTCAATGAATTGGCTTCTGAGATTTTTAAATCTTCAGGTGTAATACCAGGCAATTGCTTAAACTTAAGAGTGATCGTTGTATTCGTACCGTTAAAGTTCACGCTAAATGCACGGCCAAAAACTGAAGCTGCAGCATAAGCATTGGTGCTTGAGAATATGCAAAATGTACGGCGGTATTTTGCATTTGAAAGCTTGTAAGCAGTATCAGTTTTGCTAGTAGCGCTTGTTGAATCTTCAACTTGGGTGGTGTGACCAAAAACACGAACTGGATCAGATGCTTCAATTAATGATGCTACAGATAGCACTTGATCATCAGTTAAATCAGAAGCAACCACCAAGCCATACCAGTTAAGAGAATCCAAACACGCGGTAACAGCAGCCTGAATCGTCTCGGGTGTCTGACCATCTTTGTGCCAATAGCCGATATACAATGTGCGTGGCTTAGGTGATTGTCCAAAATAGGCTAATGCTGCTTTGTATTCTGGATCATCAACACCATACTTTTGACCAACTTCTTTGATGCTCGAGTATTCGCGCATACGTTCTGTGGTATCAATTACACCACTGGTCGAGCCTAAAATTAGTAATGAGCCAAACGAACGTGGCCCCGCCGCCAATGCAGCAAGACTAATGCTGACATTTACGACACTGGAAACAGGTAATGTCATTGAAAACTCCTAGTTTTTATGAATATCAATTTGAAAACTTTTGAACGTTTTGACTGCATACGTCCGTTTGGTCTTACGTCTAAATGTCGCAACCAAGTCATAACGATGCACATATTGTTGATTCAGAAAGTCTGGTGCAGTGACAACCTCATCACACCCAACGTATTTGATTTTGTGCTCACGTAATTGAGCAATGTTTTGCGGAATACCTAGACCATCCCTAAAGACATGCGCAGTCTGTTGACCTTGATTGCCATAAAATGACACAAACACCTTTAAAGTCTCATGCCGAATTGAATCCATATTCTCATCGTGTTGCTCGAACAGTGGACCATCATCAGGTTGAATAGACTTAATGCCAAATGCACACCAGTTTTCACCTTTCTTGGGCATTGGTGGTGGATCTTCTTGCCAACGTGGACGCACAAACTTACCTTGCAAAGATGTAATCCCCACAATAAAAGCTTGAAAGATGTCTTCTAGTTCTTGGTCATAGGCAACGTTTCCGCTAGGAGGTATATAACCGCCTGTTGCAGAATCACCCATATTTACCCCAGTGGTTTTAGATCGCAGATGGCTTTGTTAAAACCACGGCCGTAATGCAAATTATCAAGTACCTGAACTACATAGTAAGCTTTACCTTTCCATGTGATTTCATCTGCCTGATGATCATCATCACCTGCGATTAATAGAGTTTTGGTGTGGATATTGATCGCACCTTTTATGAGCGCACCATCCTCACGACGATCCATGTTCTGACCGCTATTCGTTGTTACCACACCGCTAAATTGAAACTCTTGCTCAGTTTTTTCAGGTCGCCCATTGCCACCAACCACAACTGAAACCCGCTTACACTTGAGGTTCTTCGTCATGAAATCAGGATCAAGAAGAACGTCTGATACATCAAGAGTCGGCACGCTTAATCTCCTTGTCTTTTTTCATAATGACGTAAGTATGAGAGTTTCGATAAGCACCCGTTTCCACCAATGGCTTAGTTGACTTATGGTTTCTTGATCGACGCATTTTCAAGGTGAATGGCGCTAACGGCGCAAAGTCACCTGCATTAATGAATTTTTTCACATTCATCATAGCTTTGTGGCCAGCAGCATCAAGATAGAAGTACATACGCTTGGTGTTGCCAGTTAAGGCAGCATCAACCGCATAAGTTAGCTTCTCAGCAATAGTGTCTTGCACTTCCTCAACACCTGGCACTAAGTGCGGGCGTGGGGGAAGATTCATTGCGGGTGAACCAGTTTCTAGCAAATAACCAATGGCTGCATTGGTCATGCCGTCGCCATCACTTCGTGCTTCACCGTGTGGTACACCGACTAATACCTCGATCTGAGAAAGTTCTGAGACAGCGTTTAGAATATCCATCAATCCATTACCAGATGATGTAACACCACTCATAGTTGAATACCTCCCGCACCCGCCATCATCATGAGTTGATAGAATTGAATGCCAAAAGTTGTCATATTCCAATGGCCTGCATCAGTATTAAGCACACCAGACACATCCATCGACTTTGCAACGCCATCAACTGATTTCGACGTTTCATTACCCGCCACTTTTCCAGCATCACCACCTATGTCGGATAACGCCATAGATCGCTTAAACAAGGTCAGGTAGTGAGCAATAAATAAAGTCAAACCATAATCAAACAAGTTATCAGGATCATTAGGATCACCCCAACGCGAAACAGGCAGTAGCTTTTTTCCTAGGTTTAAGTAGAAATTGAACTGAAATGAGGGGTATTCCACAGTATCAGCAAACATCGGCATAGCTTCACGAAAGGATGATTCGTCGATCATGATTATTTTGCCTTTGTTGTTTTTGCAGCATCTGCAGCCGAAGTATCCGCGCTTTTAGCCGCTTCCGATTGGGTTTGAGATTGCTCTGCTTTTGCCACCAGAATTTCAAGATCTTTAATCTTTTGATCACGATCTTTCAATGCGCCTTCAAGCTCACCGATCTTGAATGCAGCCGCTTCCGATTGGGTTTGTAATGCAGCCAGATCAGCATTCGCTTTTTCAAGCTGTGCTTGCAACTCAGCGTTTTGTAAATCTTCGGTGGTGATTTCTTGGCAATGTGCTTTTACAAACCAATTTTCAGCAACTTCTTGTTCGACTTCTTGAAATCCCGCTTGAAGTTGAACCGACTGAACCTGCCCATTTTCATCTCGCCCTAAATTCACATTCAAAGGGCGAGAAAGGAGAATTTTGACCATCTTAGACATTTCGTATCTCCTTACAGACCATCGGCATAGTATGCTGTTTCAGGGTAAACAAACTCGACCACACCCAAGCGACCAAAGTAAGTTGTTAATTGACGCAAATCACGATATTCAATCGGGGTGCGTTGCAACGGTACCATTGGGAAACGTACACGGCTTTCTGACTGTGTATATACCATTGCACGGTCAGTACCTGCGGTACCACGACCCACACACCACTTAGATGGTTGAATATCCAATGGCTTGCCGTTTTTTGCGTTAGAAATACAGTTAACTTTGATGTATTCAAGGATAGAGATATTCCCTGCATCAGATACTTTGCGCGTCACAAGCAACCCAAATTGCTCTGGTGGTAAGAGTAATTTTGAAGGGCAGACGGCAAAACCAGATGCAATCCAAGCGTTGTACAAAATCATGTTCACGTCATCTAGAATTTCATCTGCAGTCGCAGTTTTCCATTTTTTGTTGACGTTAGTTGCACCGACTTTAGATGAATTAAGCAAACCTTCAACGCCAATGACGTCATCACCGATATAGACTTGCTCATCGACATCCATGTTGTGCTTAAGCGTAAGGCCAGTATGCTTCATTGTATCGACTGGACGACCAAGCTTTTTAGCAGATTCGAGCTCTGGAATTGTCCAACCAAGTTGCATTGCCCATAATGTTAATGGCTGCGCAGTCTTGCCAATATCAAGCGCAATCCCTGCAATCGCATCAGCATTCTTACCGACCCATGACTTACCTTTAGGCGATGCGCCGCCTGCAGCCGCAAAAGTTGCATTACTAAAACTTGATACTTCATCTGCAATTGAGACATCAGAACGCAAATCAATATCACGTCCCCACGTCACATCAGCCAATGGCTCGTGAATGGTCGGATCTAAACGCTCAAGTTCACCAACAAGAAATGCACCAGTGCTATCAATCGTCTGTGCATCGAATGTTTGCCACTGGTCACGTGTACGGGCGCGTACTGGTTTTGATTGCGAACCCATCGCCACAGCAGCCGCCATAGTATGAGCTAAGAGTAATTTACCCATGTTTGATTTTCTCCAAGCACAAAAAAACTCGCATATTGCGAGCAGTGCCTTATTTATAAATTTTTAGATATTGAATGCGATTTCAACATTGCCCTGTGCATCTGCGTCATGCATAAACATGGCTTTGGTAACTTCGATCGAATTAGCACCATCTGCTACTGCTTCAATACCCCCAATTGGTTTAGCGGTAGTTCCCGCAGCGACACGGACAAAAACCTTGCCGGCTTTTTTTGCAGTCCCCGCATTACAACGAACAGTCATGTAACCACGCACCAAAGCGTCTTGAACACCTGATGCAACAGGTACTGCTTTACCAAGTTCATTTTGTGCTGATTGAGTTGGGTAGGCACGAACCAATAATCCATACACGGCGGTGTCTGTTGACTCTAGTGGTACAAAGTCACCAGTCGTGGCTGATAACTTACCGAACAAGCCAAACGCAGCGAACTGACCGCCTACATGATGTGATTCGATGGTTGATTGAGATTTACGAGAAACATCACCCGGAATGCCAGAAGGCATGCGATATAAAAATGCATTGCTCATTTTGTTTTATCCTTTGTTTGCATAGAATGCGCGATTTTTAGCGTTAATGTCCGCTGGCGATGGCGATGCCTTACCAAAGTCTTTGGTAGAGATTCCTGAGCGCACACCTTTCATATTGTTCTGCTGCTTAATGAGTTCAGAGGCACCAGCGAATGCAGCATCGATCGTATGCGCTGGCAACTTGTCAAAGTCTGGATTAGCACCCACGAACGGCGAAATGGCTTTTTGACCGTCTTCGGTCGCATGAGCCTGCTTTAATACTGAACGTTTGGTATTCAATACAGCTTTACCATTGTTCACGCTATCGAATGTTGGCATGCGATAACCAGGGGAAAGGATTTCTGCACGTGACATCACTTCTTTAAGTGAATCACCCGTATACGTTTGAGTGCCAGATTCATTCAGTTTTTTTGCTGGGTTTGGAGTTGTTAGATCTCCATTGTCCTTTGTTGGCTCATCATCAGGATCATCGTCTTCTGTTTCCTTTTCAGGATCATCCGAGTCTTTGGTTTTTTTCTTTTCAATTGCAGACATACGTTTATCCATGGTTTTCATGAAACTTCGCATTTCTGCCTGAAACGCAGCATCACCAGTTTTGGTTGGCTCATCCTCTGGATCATCATCCTCAGTTTCAATATCTGGTGCTTCATCTTCAACCGCCTTGGCTAATTTCTCAGCTTCTTCAGCATCTTTGGTTTTGACCAAATTACGAATACGATCAGCAAAGCTAACCTTTTTCTTTTTTGTCTTGTCAGACATAAGACTATCTCCTATCGAGCAGCGGGAACCGCAACGCCCTTTATCAACTAATGCAATATGGTTGATCCGAATATTGCTCTGCAACCCTTTGCCCTTGCCGACTTCAATATAGTCAGCATCGTAACCAAGAGAGATTTCTACCTTCCCACCCATGACGGCTGTAATGGCGTCTTCATCCATTACCAATAAATCACCCATCATGAATTCAGAATCTTCACCATCACCGCGATGAACGTTGTGTCCAGTACCCTTAGATAGATTTTTCCAGTTTTTTGGTGTAACCCAATCTTCAGGATGATCATCTGTAATCGGCTTACCTTCACAACTCGCTATCGTTAGAGGATTAAATAAAACATCTTCACCACGTGAAATTGTGATTTGCCCTGTCATGTCCGCGGCAACGGGTACCTCACCATCGGCATAAGTAAGATCACCTATACGCGCAAGGCGAACATCACGACAAAGTAAGTAGCCTTCAGGTGTGGTTTCCCGTGTGCGACCAATCAATCCAGTGGTGAAAATATTTGATCGGTCTAATGTTTTTCGATCTTTAGTTTTTTTCTTTGCCATACATCACCTATGTTCAGGCGTAAAAAAGCCACCTTTCGGTGGCTAGTAATCATCAGGAATAACAGGTTCGGGATAACATCTACAATTAATATCACACCCGGCATGAGCACGGCGACCAGATTTAAGGTCCACGATAGGCGGTTCATCCCAGTAGATAAATTTTCCGTTTAATTCCTCGTGTCTCTTTCGCACATCCTCATCTTCACTGGTACGCCAAATATAACCCTCAGAACCTAGATTCTCAGCTCTGGCTTGAGTAAAAATGCTCTGTGCTCGGCTAATCTCAGTACGTGCAATAGTGTTGGCTCTAGACTTTGCCACATGCCCACTTGCCATGATCATACTTGAGATTTCGCTCGCTCGGCTGCCCTCGATGAGCGCCCGCGTCGATAGATCCTGAATACGTTGTGCTGCATCTAAAGGCAATGACTTAATCAATCGTACTTGCTCATGTAAGAGCTGCTGATATACCGCACCGACATCAGTATTACGAATCTGATCTTTCACACCACGTGACAAGTCTTGCGCGTAAATGAGCCATGTTTTCTCATCACGCAATGAAACGTCAGTGATGATACGACCGGCTGCATTCTTGGCCCAGTGCTCTAGCGTGTTGCTGTACTCATTCAATGCGGCAACAATCAAAGGATAGGTTTGAGGGTTATTTACATCAAAGCCCTTAACGATTGTATCGATATAGCCAGCAATTTTTCTAAGCTGCTGACTGTACCTTATCTCCATTTTCCGCGCCCGGTGCGGTGTCAGTCGGTTGATTTGGTTCTTCATCTTCTAACTTGCTCCGGGGTGGCGGTGGATCATCGTCCGCATTTTCAATTTCCTCATCGGTGATATGCGAAAACACGCCCGTAACTTCAGATGATTGACGCAGTTCTTTAAGGGCAGTACTACGGCTAATTAAACCGTTTTCCTCGGCAGTTGAGACAGCCTGAACAATCGTATTTGCCACCTCAGCCTTAACCTTTTCATCAATCTGCCAAAGTGAAGCAAAGTCAAATTTGAATGAAT